TTACTTCCCACTTTGCTAACGCTTTCTTTTGAGTAGCTTTTGGTTTTTTCTTTCTTAATTCTTTTAATTTTTTACCTAATACGTTTAATTTATCTTTTAATGGTTTTTGACTTTGTATTGTAATTTTCTTACCACCTGTTTTTGCCGTACTTGCAAGACTACCAATTGTATCTCCTTGCTCACTTTTAATAGCCCGTTCAATTAATGTAACAATACCATCAAATTTTATCCTCTTTTCTAATTCTCCAAACTTTTCGTGAGACATTTTTCGAGGTAAATATTTAGGGTGTATTTTTATATTTTTAGCACCATCAAGCGTACTTTTTGAAATATGATCTGCCATATAAGCAAAACCATTTCTATATTTTTCAGCAGCTTCATTTATAAGTTTATTTTTTGATGGAACACCACTTCTTATAACTCTAGCAACTTCTGTCATAAAAACTTTACCTTGTCGCATAGCAGCTACACCTACTAATCTTCCGATAGCTCCGTGTCCTTGTTCCATTAACCATTTTTTAAGGATTTCGTTAACTCCATTTTCGCCACCATAAATAAGTGCGTGACCTCCTTGAATAATCTGATTTCTTATTAATTCAGCAGATGCAGGTTGAGTAGCAACTTGACCTTTTTTTGCTCCTGTTTTAAAGGTATACAAAACAGGTTCTTCTAAACCAAGAAAATTAAATAACCTAACTAATTCACTTTCACTTGTTCCTAATGCTCCCGATCTATTCCACGGCATAGTAAAAGCAAAAGGTAAATCTCTTAAACGGCCAAATGCAAGTTTAATATCCGCTATAATTCCAACATCTGAAATAATATCTTGTGTTGCATTTAAATCATTATTATTAAAAGGTTTTTTAATTTTCTTTGTATCTAATACTTTTTCACCTTTTTTTGTTAGCTTAAGCCCTTGTTCTTCAGCTTCTAAAATCATTTCAGCTTTAGCTATATTATTAAGGTTTTTAGAGGTAAGAGCTGTAATTCCTCCTCCAAGAGTGCCACCCAAAGCTAGAGCAATTATAATATGTCCAGTACCATAAGTTGGATTATCGGCAACAACGGGAGAAATAAGAGTTGCTTCTGTTCCACCATAAATTAAACCTGATCTTACAAACTTTTGAGTTCTCGTTAAAGTCGTAGCCATTTGAATAGGTTTAACTAATTTTGCCGCAGCTCCATACCCAAGCCAAGTAACAGGATCAAGTATAAAAGCTCCTATTTCAAGAGCCGTCCCCGTCCAACCCATTCGATCTAAAATTTCTCTATTCTTCTGATGTTTAATAACTCGTTGCATTGTAAAATCAAAATGTGCTCTTGATACTACCCCTGCAAATTCATTATAAAAATCAGGATTTATATTATTATCTTTCCAAGCTGCTTGGACATACTCTTTATCACTAGCAATACTCCAACCATCTTCAGGTTGAAATGAAGGAGTAGTTACCATTCTAGCAACAGCAGGGATAATCCAATTATCTCTCCAAGCTGCTGACCACCCCTCACCTAAACTTGGAGATTCTCTTTTATCTGTCCAATTTTGGTAAGTATGAAATACTCTATCTAAATATAATTCTCCACCCTGATCTACGGGATTCCATAAATTTTTAATAGGATTATATTTAAACGGTTCTTCTTTTTCTGGTTCTTCTTTTACTTCTTCTAATACTTTTTTAACACCCTCAATATCTTGAAAAGGTAATTTATCAGTTTTATCTTTTACAAATAATGCTTCAACTTTTTTTTTACCTAAAAGATCAGCTTCTTTAATTCTTCTTTTAGAATAGTTATCTCCAAAGTTTCTTAATTCTTTTTCAACACCTTCCCAATCTCCATTAGTTACTGCTGCCCAAAATGCAGGAGTTCTATCAAAACTACCATATTGAAAACCAACAGAAGTAATTACTGTTTGTTGTTCAGAAGATAAATCATCAAAAGACTTCCCACTATCGTGTTCGTATTTTTCTATGATCTTATTTGCATAATAATTTTTAGATGCTTGATCTAATTCTTTTACTTCGCTATCATCTAATTGTAATTTATTTGCTACCTTCGCTGCCTCTACACCTTTTAACTTAAAGAAAGGTTTAAGTTTTTCAGTTATACTTGAAGATACACCAATACTTGTCATAAAATCTTCATCTTTAGAACCTAAATCAAATCCAGTTCCAATCGTTACGCCTGATTGACTAGAATCAGCATCAGGAACATAACCAACTTTAATAGCAGCTCCTTCTAATTCACTTATAAAATCCCAATTTATTTTATTTGCCATTTATTAAGCTCCACCTTCTCCCCAAACCATAGGTTTGTTTAAATTTTCTAAATGTCGAAGATTCTTTTCTTCTGTTTCTTGGTCTTTCATTAATCTGTATTCTTCATCTTTTTTTCTAAGTCTAGCTTTAAATTCTTCAACAGGAATAGTTAACCAATATGTATTTCCATCTTTAGTAAAAGTTGCTGGAAGTTTGTAGTTTACATCTCCTTCAATTCCTAAAGATAACTCACCATCTTCGGCATTAATAATTAACTCATAATTATCCATAATAAGTGTTAATTTATCGCTAGGTATTTTTTTAAGTTCTTTACCAACTTCTCGGTAACCTGTAACAGCCATATCTTCCATAAAAATATCTGTTAAATTATCATCTTCAATATTACCAGCAAGATCCAACTTCTCTATTAATAATTCTGCAACAACAGCTTTAGAATAATCAAATTTATCGGCTGTAATTCCTAGTAGTTGAAGTTTATTCTTGCTATATAAAGTTTCATTAAATACCTCATAGTTTTTCTCAACCCAACTTTCTAATTCTTCAGACCAAGTATCAGGTACGATATTTTTAAAATATTCTGCCATTGAATAAATGACTGCTCTATTTTTAGGTTTGTTCATCGCAAGATCACTAAATTTACTTACAAATTCTTTTTTATCTTCAGAAATTAAAGTTGCATAATCCTGCTTTGTAAAGTTTCCTTGATAATCTCCCAACTCTTTTAATATTGAATCTGCATTTGGCATTTCAGCAGCGTTATATTTATTAACTGCAATACTCCATAGTACAGAATTTTTATTATTCTCATCAAAATATGTACCAAACAATCCTTCTTTTTGAAGAAGAACTGCAAGTTCTAATGCTAACCTATTATCTCTAGTAATTTCACGACCAATCGGTCTACTTAATATCTCTTGAACATATCGAATAGGTGCATTTACTTTCATCGCTGGTATTAACTCTAAAACAGCTTTTGCAAAAGCCTGATTATCATCAAGTCCTTCTGATGCTTTATAAAACTTAATTTTTTGCTTTAACATAGAATTAGCATTTTTATTAAATTCTTTAGTATTATAACTACTCACATTTCCTAACTTAAAATTTGTTTCAAATTTATTAAGATTATCCATCAATTTAATTTCAGTTAATAAATTCTTTGCTCTTGCAACATATTTTGGATTATCAATAATAGCAGGTGTACCGTCAGGTCTTTCTTCTGTAATCATCTTTGCATAGAAAGAAGCAAAACGACCATCAACTGCAAGGTGAGCTTCTCCCTGATCCAAAATAATAGAATCTAAATCAGATAAAGTTAATGCAGGATTTAAATTGGTTTTAATTAAATCTAATTCTTCGTCCCAATACTTTTCAAAATTCTTTTTAAAAAATTCATTTTGTGCTTGAAAATAACTTGCATCATCAAAATCGTGAGGTAATGACCAATTCTCAAGAAAATCAACTTCTAGTCTCGTCTTAACTCTATCAGGAATTGTTTTAACTTGAAAAGAAGTATCATTTGTTACTCTTTCAGTTAAAAACGCTGATTGTCTTTCGACTTCTTTTTTATTAATCCAACTACGAGTAGTTGAGTTTATTGCATTAAAAGCACTTTGGAAATAAACATCATCTTCTTTACCTGTTAAAAATGATGAAGTTCTTTCATTGAAATCTGTTTCCCAATTATAATTTTTATCACCTTGATTAGCTATATAATTTTTTTGAAATTCCATTTGAAAGTTATCAGCAGCATTAATAGCATATTGCTTGTAAGCACCATATCTAGCCCACGGATTTTCAATGTCAGGAAAACCTGCTTTATGAGCTACACGTGCATCATTAAGTGTCATACCATTAATAGCGTTAGCACCTTCTAATGTTTCTTTAGTAGATTTTTCTTTACTATATTTATTACTCCAGTCAAGTAGTACAGGACTAACATATCTTAATGCTTTAGCTAATGATTCAAATTTACTGCCTTTTTGTGTTTGACTACGAGAAACACTAACTGATGGAGCTTCCTTGAAGCTTTTAATATCTCCAACTCCAGAAACTCTACTTAAATCTAATTTTGTATCTATTGCTACCATTACCGAACCCCACTTATATCAATACTTGCATCTGGAGTAGTAGGTGCTTTTG